ATGCCGTTGTAAAATTTAAGTGCTAGGGCTTGACATTCCGTTTAGACTAGTTTAATATGCTTTATAAGATGAATGATGTGAGGAAAGATGACGCAGTTTCTACAGAATGGTAAGGTGTTCCGTCCTAGTGATGAAACCTCTATGTGCGTTCATAAGGTTCTTCCTACTGGCAATTTTACCATTGCTAAGGATCCTTTTGAGAATATGTATTTCGAGCGTGTCGATGACTTCGCTCAGCCGGGTAAGCTATACGGTGATACCCAGCGTCATACCAACCGTATTCTAAGCACCTTTCTAAGCCGTCCTAATGCAACTGGCGTCCTTCTCTCTGGTGAGAAGGGTTCTGGTAAGACAATGCTTGCCAAGAACCTCGTGGTTCAGGGTGCCCAGCAGCACAACCTTCCTACGATTATCATCAACCAGCCTTGGTCTGGTGATCAGTTCAATAAGTTCATTCAGGATATTCAGCAGCCTGCCATTGTCCTTTTCGATGAGTTTGAAAAGGTATATGACCGTGAGCAGCAGGAAGTTATGCTAACACTCCTTGATGGTGTCTTTCCTTCTAAGAAGCTATTCATTCTAACTTGTAACGACAAGTGGCGTGTCGATGAGCATATGCGCAATCGTCCTGGTCGTTTGTTCTATTCACTAGAGTTTTCTGGTCTAACTCCAGAGTTTGTGAAAGAGTATTGCGAGGACAATCTTCTTAATAAGAACCATATCGGTCGAGTCGTAAAGGTATCAACCCTTTTCGATAAGTTCAACTTTGACATGATGAAGGCTCTTATCGAAGAAATGAATCGATATGATGAGACTCCAGAGCAGTCTTTGGAAATGCTCAATGCTAAGATTGAATATGCCAACAAGGCTTCTTACAAAGTTACTCTGAAAAAGAAGGGTATCATCATTGACACTGCCGATGAAATGTGGTCTGGCAATCCTTTGCTGGGTAGCATTCATGTTGACTACACATACACCAGCTCTAATGAGGGTAAGAACAAGTATATGAATAGTAACCGTCCGCAGCCTGTTGCGGTTGATGATAATGAAAACTATGTTTCAATTTCATTTAAGCCAGAGGACTTGGTTGCTCTAGACCCTGTTCTTGGAACCATGACTTTTGTTCGTGACGACCATGAACTAGTCCTAACAAAGGTTGTCGCAAAGAAGGTGAACTTCTTTGATATTGCCTTCTAAATAAGATATACCTTTTAAGGGAGAAACAAATGATTGTAGGAGATAAAGTAAGTCATTCCGCTGTAACCGAAGCCTATTGCCTTATCTCTTCCTATATCAGGGAAGAGGGTAAGATTGGCGCTAACTATAACAAGGAACATCTATTGGACTTTGTTAACTTTCTAGCGGAAGTCTTAAAGCATCCAGAGAATTTTACGAATACGGCGCCAGTCAAATTGGCGCCGGTAGAAACCCCCGAACATGATGGTACGGGTTTAGCATAAGAAAGGTGAATGCATAATGAATAAGTTTTATATGGCAACTGTTATCGTCCTCGGTCTAACCGGCTCAGCACTTGCTCTAACTACACAGGACGAGACTCACAATGGCGTCACTGCCGCTGTTCCTGGTCCAACTAAGAGCAAGGGCTTTCTAGCTCCAGCCGCTCAGGTTACTCCGCACGGTATGGTTGTGACTGCTCCTCCGGGCGCAAATGTCGTTGTCGATAATGATGACGGTGACATTGAGATTGATATCGCTCCTTCAGGTAAGAAGCGTGGTCTTCTAGGCCTAGGATTTCTAGGTCTATGAGAAAGGCCCTAGTCGTTCTGGCTATGCTCGTTAGCACTTCTGCTTTCGCTGCACCTTATGGCACATATTATAACCCTGTGCAGGATCCACCATTCGCTGGTGATTGGTCTGTTCCAGTGCATCGTGGTATGTATTGTGTTCAGGGAACTTGGCACTATGGCTGGCTTCGTCCTTGGGAACGCTCTCCTGTAATCAAGCCATCTTGTGGAACTGCAATCTATCAGATTCAGTAAAGCATCGGAAAACTAAATAGTGGTGTCCAATTACGGACACTACTATTGGAGAATATGATGTTTCCATACAAGACATATCTTATGGCTCTAGTTGTTTCAGTTCTTCCATGGGCTACTGAAAAGCTCGGAATGGTTGATTGGAATGCTTTGCTTCTAGGATGGGGAGTACCAGATAATATGGTAGTTCCGGCAGCAACCGCCGTAAGTGGTGTTATCATGATTATCATGAGATTTATCACCCAGATTACAACGGTTCATGCTGCTCTAATGACAGAGCCACCAAAGCAATAAGATTTAGGGGAGCATTTAGCTCCCCTTTTTCAACCTTGCATCCGCATCATTTAGAAACTTGCGGATAGATTCAATGGAACTTTTGCATGTCAAATTGTTCTTATGAAGACGAACAACAGTCTTCGCCACCTGACTGTCAGTCAGAGTCTTCCAATCAGGAAACTCTTTTAGAACGGGACAGTGATACATTGCCTCGTCAGGATGCACAACCATATGACGATATGTCGTCACAATCTGTTGTTGATCATTACAAGAAGCCAGTAACATTACGGCTAACAATAGAATAACTTTTTTCATTTCATTTCTCCGAGAGACTTAAATGTGTCTTTTAGAACTTTAGAGGATTGTCTGTCATGTTCTGTGCCAGTGTTCTTATCAATGTTTGACATGATCGAACTTAACTTCTCTTCCAGTTTATCTTTCTCGATATAGAGGTTTGCCACAATCTCACTCTTGCTCTTGCTGATATCTTCCATCTGTTTGATGTATGTATCTTTGTCCTTCAATGCTTGTTGAAGTTCATTTATGTTATATTGCTGGAGTGCTGCCTGTACCTCGGAATCTACAATCTTGCGATGTTGAGAATAGGCACCACCAATGATCCCAAAAACTAGGACTAGAATGGCAACCCATTTCAAGGCACCTGAGGAAACGAAAGATAAAAGTAAAGCGGGCATGTTGACCTCCGAAATCTATTCTGCTATAATATATAGTATTATGAGAGGTAAAGATGATCTTATGTTCCTGTAACGCTATATCTTCCAGCGATATCAAACGAGTCGTTGAAAGCAGCCCAAGAATACCTACCGTTCAAGAAATCATGGAAAAGCATAGATGTTCAATTGAATGTGCTACCTGTGTTCGTAACATCAAAGAAGAAATTAGGAAACATTATGAAGACAAAGTATGAGAAGGGTGATGATGTATGGATCCATGTTGGTTCTACACCCGGTAAGCTATCAAAGGGAACCGTTCTAGAGGTTCTTGATCTATCAGAGCATGGTTATTCCTTTTTGAATTATCTAATTGAAATTCAAACAAGCATTGATCCTATTCTAGAAGTTCGTGAAGCGATGACCATGAGCGAAGATGAAAAGGGTCCTATCGGACTGTTTCGTAAGATGAAAGAGAGACATAAGAATGAAGGTTAATATTGGCCCATATAAGAACTGGATTGGTCCTTATCAGATTGCCGATAAGATTCCATTCCTCAGTGAAGATGCCCGTGAAAAGTTTGGTGATTGGCTTTCTGAAACATGGGTTCAGAAGTTCTTACAGTGGGTTGATTCTAAGAGACAGCGTAAGTTCTATGTTCGCATTGATAAGTATGATACATGGAACATGGACACCACACTATCACCAATCATTCTTCCTATGCTCAAACAACTAAGAGATACCAAGCACGGTTCTCCTATGGTTGATGAGGAGGATGTACCGCCTCATATGCGCCACACCAATATCACACCTGACAATCCATGGGGTGCTGATAACTGGGTTCATTACAAGTGGGACTGGGTTCTCAATGAAATGATTTGGGCATTTGAGCAACTTGCCGATCCTGATCGTAAGTGGGAAGAACAGTTCTATCACGGAATACCAACCTTTAATCACATTGACGAAGAAGACGAAGAATACGGTAAGTGTTATCGTCTAGAGCAAACAAATCCTGACTATTGGGTTGACATGGAGGGTCTAAAACGCTATAATGAACGCATTCATAACGGGACTCGCCTGTTCGGCAAGTATTATCAAAACCTTTGGGATTAAGATATGAAACATAATTGGTTTATCTTCCGCTACTATATCTCAAGAAATCTAATCAACCTCGGTCTTCTGGTGATGCCTGAGTCGGCATACAAGAGAGAGTTGCTAAGACGCCTCTGGGAACTACGAGTTGATGTTGAGGTAGCACTACACAATCATAATAAGGAGAATGAAAATGGTGACCAGTGAGAAGAACATGCAGGTTCTAGAAACCTCTTTTAAGCAGCGAGCCTTTGATGGCAAGTGGGAACGAATCGTCAAGATTATGGATCTTGATAACTCTTATTCATTCGTGAATGAGAATGGCAACCGCACTACTCTAATTCCAGAGAAGTGGGTAACAGTCGGTGTTTACGACTATCTAATGGAGATTGCAGACTAATGGCAAAGAATTTGAAAGTTATCCGTCTATACACAGGCGAAGATGTTGTTGCAGAGGTGGTGGAAGTCACCGACACAGAAATCAAGATTAAGGATGCTGCCCGCATCATGGTCATTCCTTATGAGAAGGATAAGAACCGTCCGGGTGTTGCTCTTTCTCCATTCACACATTGGAGTCAGGACAAGGAGTTCGTTCTAAATAAGAACCTTGTTCTATTCATGGCTAATCCAATTAAGCAGTTCATTGAATCGCATACCGAATGCTTCTCTGGACTAATCATCAACGAACCACAGATCATCTATCCAGAATGAAATTTTACACAAACGTTGAAGTATGGGGCGGTAAAATTCTTTACCGTGGTGTTGAGAACGGTCGTCGGGTTCGACATAAGGTCGATTACTACCCGACTCTTTTTGTGCCTTCTGACAAGCCAACCAAATACACGACAATCTACGGAGATTATGTCGGTCCAGTTAAGCCTGGATCGATCCGTGATACTCGTGACTTCGTGAAGCAATATGATGGTGTTGAGAACTTTAAGATTTATGGTAATCAACGCTACCAGTATTGTTTCATTGCGGACGAGTATCCCGGCACCGTCGATTGGGATATCTCTCTAATCAAAGTGGCAAACATCGATATCGAAGTAGGATCAGAGAACGGCTTTCCTGAGCCTGAAACTGCTAGTGAACCTCTAACCGCCATCACGGTCAAGATGGACGGTCGCTTTGTCACATTTGGATTGGACACATATGATAACCGCCGTGACGATGTAACATACTTTGAATGTTATGATGAGCATGATTTGATTATGAAGTTCCTTGGGTGGTGGGAGTCTGAGTATCCAGATATCATCACCGGCTGGAACGTTGAGCAGTTCGATATTCCTTATCTTGTCAACCGCATTACCAAACTAGAAGGTGATAAGGTTGCTCGTAGGCTTTCTCCTTGGGGCGTGTTGCAAGATAAGGTTCTCGATTTGGGAATGGGCCGTCGTGGTAAAGGATGGTCCATTCTCGGCATTGCTACACTTGACATGATCACATTGTATAAGAAGTATGCATCAGGTGGGTATTCGCAAGAGTCCTATCGACTGGATAATATTGCCCATGTCGAATTGGGTGAGCGTAAACTATCGTATGAAGAATATGGCTCTCTGCATAACCTCTACAAAGAGGATTATCAGAAGTTTATTGACTATAACATCAAAGACGTTGAACTTGTTGATCGTATCGATGACAAGGGTAAGTTCGTTGAACTTGCTCTAACTCTATCTTATGATAACAAGTGTAACTTTGAAGATGTGTTCGCTCAAGTTAGAATGTGGGATGTCATTTGCTTCCATCATCTAAAGAGTAAGAACATCGTTGTTCCACCTATTGAGAGACATGAAAAGGAAGCAGCTTATGTTGGCGCCTATGTTAAGGACCCTCTTATTGGATTTCATGATTGGGTTGCTAGTTTCGACGTCAATAGTGAGTATCCTTCTGTCATTATGGGATCCAATATCTCGCCGGAGACGATTGTTGATCCTAGTCTTTACACCCCTGCTATGCGTAATCTTATCGCAGGCGACATTACTGTGGATAAACTCCTTACTAGGTCTATTGACTTATCCCTTCTAAAGGATGACAATCTTTGTCTAACAGCCAATGGACAATTCTATCGCCGTGATAAGCAGGGCTTCATGCCTGAAATGGTTGAGAAGATGTTCAATGACCGTAAGGTCTATAAGAAAGAAATGTTGGATGCTGAGTCGCTATACGAAGTTGAAAAAGATCCCCAAAAGAAAGCAGAACTTAAAAATAAGATTTCCAAGTTCAAGAACCTACAACTCTCCAAGAAGGTATCGCTCAATTCACTCTATGGTGCCATGGGTTCCAAGTTCTTTAGGTTCTATGATCTTCGCAATGCGGTGGCAGTCACAACTACAGGTCAGCTATCAATTCGCTGGATTGAAAAGGCACTTAACGAGTATCTTCGAAAGATACTAAAAACAGGGGATGATTATGTCATTGCAGTCGATACGGATTCAGTCTATCTTAATCTTGCTCAGATTGTCGTCAAGACTTTGGGGCAAGAAGTTGAGGCTGCAAGAGGCATCGCCTTCATGGATAAGGTCTGTGAAACTGCCCTTCAACCGGTTATTGATAAGGCTTGTAAGGATCTTGGTGAATATACTAACGTATTCCAGCAAAAGATTGTAATGAAGCGAGAGGTCCTAGCCGACAAGGCTATCTGGACTGCCAAGAAGCGTTACATTCTCAATGTCCATAACTCCGAAGGTGTGCAGTATGCTAAGCCTAAGAAGAAGGTTATGGGTCTTGAAATGGTCAAGAGTTCCACACCATCAGCATGTAGAGAAAAACTGAAAGAGGCAATTGATGTTATCTTTTCCGCAGATGAAGCGGCTGTCCAGTCTTTTATTGAGACTTTCCGTAGTGAATTTAAAACTCTGGATTTGGCGGACATTGCTTTCCCTAGGGGAGTTAATGGTCTCGTTA